AGGATGGCCGCTGAGAAAGGCGCGCGCCATGTCCAGGGTGATCTGGTCCTTCTTCAGAGCCTCGAGCACCAGGCCCGATGCATTCCTGAGTGCGAGCACACGGCGCACTGACAGGGTGTCGGTTGCGAAAGCGACGGCGATATCGCTGACCGGGATGTTGTTGTCGGACAGCTTGCGGAAGGCGATGAACTGGTCGTAGACGCTCAGCTGCGAGCGCGCCTCGTTCTCTGCGACCGCCGCCGTCATGGCGTGGTCGATGCCCTTGCACAGAGTGACCGGGATCTCGGTACTCCCGCTTGCCGAGCCCCGCTCGACCAGCTTGTTGAGCGCGCGCAGCCTCCGGCCGCCGCCGACGATCTCCACGTTCGAGTCGCTGCAGGCCAGGCCGATAAGGTTCTGCTGCAGGCCGATGGTCTCGATCGAAGTGGCCAGAGCCTCGATCTCGCTCTCGACGGGCTCTTCCAGGCGCGGGTTGAGCTCCGACAGGATGAGCCTGTCCAGGGGGATGTTCTGGATTTCGCCGGTCACTTCCATTAGTTTGTTCCTCGCTGTCTGAGTTGAGTGATGAAGCGGGTCACATTCACCGGGGCGATCTGCTTGATGGTCGCACCGTGCTTGCGCAGCCGGGCTGTTTTCGCCCAGGTCAAGTCAGCGTGATGGTCGCAGAGATAGGCGTAGGTCCACCCCTGCCCGGACGGCCATGCGATCTCGAACTTTCGCTCGTCGGTGCAGTAGTCGCATTCGCTGCTGACTTGACCACAGGCTCCGTTCGTGACCGGAGGTTCCTGGTGGCTGATTGCAATGCCCGGCGGTCCTGCCACGCACATCACTGCAGCTCCCTTTTTTCGGTCACCTTCATCGGGGGGTGTCCTCGCGGTTCGAAGCGAGTGGCAAGACGGACGCGCGCTGGTGCGCGCGCCCAGTGAGGGTCAGGCGCTCGCGCCTCGATGGCTGCGCAGCATTTCCGCCATGTCCCAAAGGGCGCGGTTGATCTTGGTGCCCTCGTCGATGGAGTTGACCGGGCGGGACCGCTGGTCACGAATGCGCTTGCCGTCCGCGTTCTTCCGCCCGACGCGCAGCTGGCCGCCCTTGATCGTGTTCTCCTGCAGGCGGTTGAACGTAGTCCACAGATCCGAGCCCGTGTCCTCCCTGCGACGTGTCATCAGCAGGTCCGCCAGCTCGAACCCGGCGTCGTCATCGTCGTAGCGCAGTCGGCGGGCAGTGAGCGCCATGATCTGCTGCTCCTGGGGATCGAGCTCGATGGCGCGCATGTCGTCGATGCTGCCCATCACCTGCTCGGCGTTGCTCACCACCGAGTAGGTGCCCTCGATCACGTCATTCACCACGTCGCCCTTGTGCGGCACTCGCACGTCCGCAAGCGTGTTCTTGCCCACGATCATGCCGTTCAGGCAGACCATGCGGAACACCCCGGCCATGAGCCGGTAAGCCGAAGTTCCATCGTGCGAGTTGATGAGCACGGTCTCGAAGTACTCCTTGCCGATCTCCCGATCGCCGCTCTCGGGCCGGCGAAACCGGATCATGTGCTTGGTGAAGTCCTGCTTGCCGGGGATCCGGCTGCGGCCCTGCTGCACGCTGTAGGGAAGGAACCCCTCGCTCTCGAGACCGCGGATCACTTCGATGGTCGGGATGTGGGTGTAGCGTTCCGACCTGGACTCGTGCTTGGTCTCGGCGAAGATCGACGGCGCGTACCGGCGAAGCTCGTCCTCGGTCAGCGCCTTGCGCCCGGCCCAGCCGGTCGTCCCTTCGATCGAAGGATTGAAGTGTCGCATCAGTGTTCTCCATGTTGAGTGATGCAGAGGCAGTCGAACGAGCCGCCCTGTCAGGGCGGCGGCGAGTGAGGCTGCAGATGCAGCCGTTCGTTCTGTCGCCTTATGAGTGCAGGCCGGTGGCCTGGGCTTCGATCATGCCGCTGATCTTGCGGCCCTGGTAGATGGCGGGCTTGAGCGCCTGCCTCATGATGCTCTTGCCGTTCTTCTCGTCGGTGAAGTGGATAGCGATCACGCTGGCGGCACAGGTCAGGGCGGAGACAGCGTTCAGTGCCTCGGTCACATCCACCGGCTTGTTGTCGTCGTCGGTGAAGAAGTGCCTTGTGGCAAAGGCGACGAGATCGAGAACGTCGCTGGTGGTGACTTCGCTTTTCACATAACCGGACTCTTTGTTCATGCGACTGGCCTTTCTTGCCATGATGTAAGGTAAGGGGAAGGTGCGGCCGGCATGACACCTGGAAACGCCGGCCGCATTCGGGGTCTCTGCCCCTTGTTCCCGGCCGCAGCGGTCAGGGCAGGACTTTCACTGCCAGATAGGTTGCGCCGAGAACGAGCCCGCCGACGATCACGCCGATGACGATCGCTATGGCGACGGCGGCGATCACTTCACGGGGTGTCAGCGGCTTGTCCATCGTCCGCTCGAGGTCATCGTCGACGAGCGGCAGGTCGTTCTTCCTGTTGCGCCAGGCCGCTTCCCTTTCGTCGGCCCACGATGCCCGCTCGGGATCTTTCGAGATCGCTGATCGCTGCCTTGCCACATAGTGTGCGCGCTCGATGTTCCTGCGTGTCATCTTGGGCGGTGCGCTCATGGCTTCCTCCCGCTGTCGTCGTCCGGGAGCATGATCGACATGAGCCCGTCGCCGTAGTTGCGAATGCAGGAGATCGGATCGCCAAGCGCATTGTGTTTCGCTTCGGCAATGATCCATGTGCCCTGTGCCGGGCTCATGAACAGGATCAGGACGGCCTCGCTCTCCGTTTCCCGCATCGAGAACACCCCGAACATGCTGTATCTGGCCAGCATTTCGATCATTCCGTGTGCGGGAATGCAGTCGCCTATGCCGATGAGTTTCCTTTCGTCTGTCGGATCTTCAGGCAGGGCTGCACCGGACGGGGAGGCGGCCATTGCTGCGATGGCGGTGGCGGCGAGGGTTCTGAGCATCTGACTTCCCTTTCTGCTGCTGGAATAATGCATACACTTCTTCGGTTCGTAAATCCACAAATGCAGCAAGCCTGTCACAATTCCTGATTAATGATGCTGGACCCATCACCGGCTGTCATGAAACATCGGATCGGCTCGAGCGCCGGGATTGCATGTGCGCCGGCCATTTCTGCGATGGCCCCTGGACCGGCGATAAGCCCAGCATCATCGGGGGTCGGGACCGGGGCGCGAACCCCGATCCCTTCGCTTGCCCGTGCGGGCTCAGGCGGCCCTTGTCTCCGCCTCGCCCGTCCCGTCAGTGCGCTTGTTGTCCGGCGTCTCGATGCCGTACCGCGCAGCCAGGGTGGCGATCTTCTCTGCGGCCTTCTCGTCCGGCTCGGCCTGGCGGTCCGATCCGCGCGGCGCGGGCGGCGTCCACTGGTACTTGGCGTCGTTCTGCAGCATGTCGTGCTGCGCCCGGAAGGCTTCGAACGTGGCCTGCAGCTGCAGCGCCCCGAGCTCGATCGTCTCGAGCCGCTGGCCCTGCGCCAGAAGCTGCGTCTCCTGCACTTCCGCGCCCTGATAGCCCTCGTACATCCTGCGCAGCTTGTCCTTCTCCTGCGCCATGTATTCCGACTGCCGGCTGGCGAGGTGCCAGAGGGTCGTGGTCATCTGCCTGAGCACGTTGCCCTGGACCCTGACCATCCTGTTGCGCTGCTCGCCGTTCGATGCGGTGACCGGCTCGAGGAACAGCTGGGCGACGGCCTGCGCCGCCTTCTGCTCCGCGCTCATCTTGGCGCGGGCCTTGTCTGCGGTCTGGTTCTCATCGACGGCATTCGCGATCTGCTGCTTGGTCATCTTCTATCTCTCCATTCATGGTTGTCGTGAGAGGGACCGTCGCCCTCTCCGAAAAGAGGGCGTCGGTCCCGATGCGGTAACCTGCTCTGCTATTTGCTGGACTGGATCTCGCCCCAACGCTTGCACTCGCGCCTGCGGATCGCTTCCAGCCTTGCGAGCCGGCGGTTCTGCCTCCGGTCCTCGGCCGTCTCGGTCCTGCTGATCCGTTCTTCCCGGAGCCCGTAGGTCTCGATCTCGCCGTAGAGGGTTTCGGTGAGCTCGTCGAGCGCCCTGGTCAGTTCGCTAACTGTCGGCATTCCTTGTCTCCTTGTCTGAGGGTTGCGATGACCGGCACGCCTCGTGCGCGGGCCGCCGGCCTCCTGCTCTTGAGAGCGGGCGAGCGGGCACACGATTGATCGCGGACGGGTCAAGGGGTCTCGGAGCGCAGCGGAGAGACGACGTGCGGGTGCGGCCGGATTATTTCCCGGCCCGAGCGCGCATGGTCCGGCTGGTGAAGGTGATCGGTGATCCCGGCATGACGTGTGTGCCGCGCTCGAAATAATCCGGACGTGCACGCGCGGCGCTTGCCCCTTGAGGCATAGGCTCGCGCAATCGGGTATCATCGTCGAGCGCACAGAGCGGGAGCGGACGGCGACCCACGCGCGCGGCGTGATATGGCGGGCCGAGCGGAGGGCGGAGCGCAGCGGAGCTCGCAGCGAGATCAGCCCGGCATTCCGGTTCGGCCCGACCAGGGCACGGCGCCAGCCGTCCACCCAGCCGGCATGATCACCACTTCTCAATCTGAGCATTGGCTGAGTGCTATCGGTCAGCGCCCGGAGATAACAAATGACGATTTGACAGGTCATGCGGAAATGCAGGAGCCTGTGGGGGATAGGGGGCCGTCCAGCGACGGCACAAGCTAAGACGAAAGGTCCGTTGCGAATGGCTCGCCGAAACACGAACAGTGGAAGGAAAGCTGAACAGGCGGCTCCTGCGGAGCCTTCAGCAGTCCTCAACGGTGAGATCGTCTCCCCGGTTCAGCAATCTGATAACCTGGATCTGCCAGTTCCGCTCGACAAGCTCGGAAAGGGCAGAGGCGAGGACGGCCTGACAGACCGAGAACGGAACCTCGTGCACGTCATGGTCAAGACAGGAATGAGCGTCGTGCACGCCGCCAAACCCGCAGGGTTCTCAGATAAACAAGGCGCACTCGTCGCCTGGAAGCGTGACGAAGTGCAGGACGCCTTCCAGAAAGCGAATAGAATGGCTCTCAAGGAGCTCGTCCCTCAATCAATCTCCACGCTCAAGTCCTTGATGGAGAACGGTAAATCCGAGCTGGTCAGAATGCAGACCGCACAGGATGTGATTGACCGGGCCGGTCTCGGTGCTCCGAAGGAGGTCCAGCTGGCCATCGGGTCGATCAACTTTCAGATCAACCTCGACTGATCTCCGGGGAATTTCCGGTTGCCGGAGAGCGGGAAGGCCGGGGTGGGGGAAAAACTGGTAGCCTTCGCCTGGTCACCTGCCCAGCCCATATGAAATTCCAGCATATACCCGCTGCTTGTTCGCAGCTGCTCTGTGATCGGACTTCAGCGAACCTTTGCCCGTTTGACTACAGCCAGGAGTGTGTCTGATGACTGGGGATGCTGTACGGGACTGGTCGCGTGTGCGGTCTGGTGAGAGCTTGCAGTCTGTTTCCGGGGGCGGCCATGCTTCCACGCCCTTGCGCCGGTTCCGGTCTGTGGAGGCCCGGATGGCGGACGATCCGCTGGTCGCGGATGTTCTGGAAGCGGGGCGCAGGCCGACCGCTGGCGAACGGGACCATTTCATCCTGAAGTACCTGTGCAGCGAGGACATGGTGCTGCTGCACACCGGGGATGATGTGCGGCTGGTCTGGACGGTGCTCCCGTCCTTCCGGGTTCTCGGCGTGAGCGAGACGCGCGTTGCCGGAATGGCGATGGAGGGGCTGATAAAGCGCAACGGGCGCGGGACGCCGGGCTTCTACAGGATCACTGGCAAGGGCCGGAAGCGATCGGGCAGCTGTTGCGACGTGCTTCTGCGCCTCTACTACCGCGGCCAGTTGGAGGCGCACCACATCCAGAACGGCCTGTCGATCCGGCACAAGCACAAGAAGGCCGTGCTCGAGCACGAGACGGCCAGCGAGCTCGTCGCCAGGGTCGTGATCGCGAACATGCCCATCGAGCAGGCCGAGCGCGAGCTGTCGCTTCCCATCCGGTCGGGCAAGGAAATTCTGCGCATGGCTCTGGACGAGGTTGCGTAAACGGCTGCATTTGTGCAGGATCGGCGCAGCGCAGCAACAGGGCCGCTTCCGGATGCAGGTTCGCGACATTTCCCATTTCCAGGGCTTCGTTCGGAAAGGGCCTGATCCATCTTCCGGGCAGAAGGCCGTGGCAGAGAAGCCCGCCAGGCCGTCCGGGCGCGGCAGGGACGCGACGCCGGCCGAGCGCGCGATCCTGAAGTCGATCAGGAACACGTCGCGGCACCGGGTCTGCCGCCCGGTGGAAGGCTACACTCCGCAGGGCTGCATCGTCCGCTGGCGTCACTGTTACTGGGACGAGAACGGCTACTTCATCCAGCCGGTCAGCCAGGAGTCGGGCCGCTCGGCCCGGCGTGTCGGCAACGGCGGCGTGGTCATCACCACCCTTGCGCCGACGCGGGTGCTCCGCGAGCTCTCCAAGAAGGAGCGTGACAAGATCCACCGGCACCGGAAGCGGTATCTCAAGGCGATCGAGATCGCGACCCGCGGTTTCCTGCCACACTGGAAGGAGGGCGGGACATGAGGTTCGGCTTTGGTTTCGGCTTCGGTTCCTTCGGCGGCGCGGTCGATGTGCTCGCCCGGCCGGGCGGGTTCACCTTCTCGGCATCCGCCGGCACAGAGGACGGCGAGGTTGATCTGACGATCAGCGATGTGGCTTCGATCGACTGGGGCGACTTGTCCGAGCCCGGCGACGGCCTGGGCACCGCCGGCATTCTCGAGGTCTGGAACGAGGGCGATGGCTGGGCGCTGCTGGCCGACCCGGCGGCAGACGACACCTACGGGTTCACATTCAACATTGCCTACTACGGCACCATCCAGACTATCGGCGTGCGCGCGGTAAGCGACGAGGGGATCACCGGCCCGGCCCAGTACCGGGAGGTCAGCGTTCCCGGCGTCATTCCCGATGAAGAATATGTCACCGTCGACGGCGAGACGGTCACCTACAACGGCGAGCCGGTGTTCGTGAACCCGACAGCGCCCGACCAGTTCGGCTTGCTGGACTGGGACGTGGTGCCGGTCGCTCCCGGCGAAGTCGATCTGGTCATCAACGCCCTGCCCTTCACCGGCAACGTGCTGCTCGACGATATCGTGTATCGCGTCGACGGCGGCGCGCAGCAGTCCACCGGCCTGATCGCGCCCGGCACCGTGAGCATCACCGGGCTGGGCACCAGCGAAGTGGACTTCGAGATCGCCGGGGTAAACCGCGTTGGCCAGGGGCCGTGGAGCACGGCGCAGCCCGTGACTGCAGCGTGAGCGCAGCGTGAATGTGGAGACGATGAATGGCTGATATCAGCATCCTGGGCCGCGCCATCGCGGAAGCCCTTCGGAACGCGGACAACGATCCCGATATGAAGGAAGCGCTTGGCGAGATCGTCAGGGACGCGATCCGCGACACAGAGCCGGTCCGGCTGCAGATGGGCGCGGAGATCATGAGATCCATCCGCGATCAGGTCGGCCCGCCGGACGCCTCGGGCAACACGCGGGCGAACCCCGGCAGCGTCGCGGTGTTCTCCAACACCCCCGGCGTGGAGGCGCGCGCGCTCGAGCTCAGGCCGCTCGACCCGGCCACGGTCGGGCAGGTCCGCAGCGGCCAGGCTGGCGCGCTGTTCGTGTCTCCGGGCACCCAGTACGAAGCCGAGCGGGAGGTCGCGGTTCCCTACGAGGCGAGTGTCGACCTGGACTTCGCGACATTCATCAACGCGCGTGTTGTCATCGAAGGCGATATCACGATCGGTGATGCGCTGAACCCGACCCCCGGCAAGTCGGGATACATCGTGCTCTGGATGGACGGCGACCACAGCGTGAGCTGGGCAGGCGGCTCGAACATCATCAACACCGGCTCTGTCACTCCCGAGCAGGGTTACGGCGGCTCCACGGTCCTGCGCTACCGCTGCCTTGCCAGCGGCAACGTCGCAGTGTGGCAGGAGACGACCTACACCGAGGGCGCGCTTGGCGTGCCTGTCATTACCAGCGCGGAAGTCACCAGTGACGGGCTTCCCGGTCTGGAAGGCGACGAGCTCTACATTCAGAACCTCGCCTATACCGGCGATCTGGTGACCATCAGCTATCAGTGGAAGGCTGACGGCTCGGATCTCTCCGGCGAGACTTCCGAGACTTTCACCCCGGGCCAGTCGGAGCGCGGCCAGGCCATCACCTGCCTCATCACCGCGACCAACAGCAGTGGCTCGGACGACTACACGACCACCACGGATATCATTGTCGGGATCGCCCCGACCTATGACAGCGGCCTCAGCGATCAGACCCTCAATGTCGGCGCGTCCTATTCGCTGGACGTGGCTCCCAACTTCGAGGGCGGCGGCCTGACCTTCTCGGCAACTAACCTGCCGGCTGGCGTCTCGATCTCGATCGACGGCGAAATCTCGGGCACGCCCACGGCAACGCAGGGCGCGGGCAGTGTCACCATCACAGCCACGAACGACTTCGGCTCTGTAGACGCGACGATTGATTTCACGGTCGAGGCGGCGAGCTCGCTCCCGGCGGTCGATGGTGCGAACAGCGGAAGCACCTGGATCAACGGCGGCAGTGGTGGAACCACTCTAAGCGTGCCGTCCGGGGCGGCCAATTCCAGGGTGTTCTTTGCTCTGGCCTGCGACGGCAATCTCAATCAGGGCTCTCTGGACGCCTCGGTGACGAGCATCTTCACCAACTTGGGCGGAAACTCTCCGGCCTACGCCCTGTTCTACGCCGACTTCGGCGCGAGCCCGCCGGCGACCATCGACGTTCCGCGCAACTTCGGCCGCGACGTGGCGGCTGCGTGGCTGATCGTGAACGACGCGACGGGTGCACCGGCCGCCGGCGACAGCAACTTCCCCTTCAACGGAACGCTGCAGCCGGGAGCCCACGTCCAGCCTTCCGCCGACATGCTGCGGATCGTGGGCTTCTTCGTCGACGATGGCGAGTACACGATGGACGGGTCCAACTACGATGGCATAGTTACCGGGACCACGAACGGCGAGGGCTCGAACGGCGCGACCTGCGGCTTCGTGTGGCTCGAGGCCGGCGGCGACGCGGACGACGAGGTGACGCCGGGAACGATCCCCGGCTCGAACGATCAGTCGGCAACCTACCATTTCTCTCAGGGGTAGTTCATGAGCTACGCATCCTTCTCCGATATCCTCGAGTTCGGGCCTGCACCGCCTGAGATCGTCGGGGCCGTCGAGACCTCGCAGCCCGACCCGCTTTATGTGGGCGACGATGTGCAGGCTCTCATGCCGTCGCTCGAGCAGTCGAGCATCGCGACGCGGCTGTTCGTGGCGTTCTACCATGACCTTGGCGGCAGCTATGCGCGCCAGGGCGAGGTGATCGAAATCGCGCTCGATGGCAACGAGGAAGCGGGCGACGTGATCGCGACCTATCGCGCCACGTCCGGCGACGAGGGCAAGATCATCGCCGCGGGCATCCGCACCACGTTCGACGGCGCGATCAGCTTTTCGGCCGGCACGACCACGGTGCTCGCGCAGGCTCCCGAGCCCGGACTTCCCGAGATCACCGCGTCGGACGTGACTTTCGAGGGCACGAGCGAGGGCAACGACGGGATCAAGCTCGACCCCAACAACTCGGGTGTCTATGTCCAGACCGCCGATGCGACGCTTCTCTCCGGCATCACCATGCCGGCCGGCCACACTCTCAAGGTGCTGCGGCAGACCGGGACCGCCGCGCCGCTGGTCCAGTTCGCCGCTGACTGGGACGCGGTTGCGGATGTGCCCTATGACGGGAACGCCAATTCGCTGTGGCGCACGAACAGCGGCGGCTCGCACGACCAGGTGCAGCGCCTCTATCTTTGGTGGGAGAACGACACGTCCGGCGTTCTCGAGACCGCGCTTGAGTCGCCGGGTTATCTCGAGTTCACGTCGAACGTGCCGGAGGAATACCGCAACACCGGCGGCAGCTCCGAGCCGATCCCGAGCGTTCCCATTGGGAACCTGCCCGACGCCGACGAGACGCTGGGAACGGCGAGTTCGAACGCGGTCGCGAACGCGGTTCAGTCCCGCGCCAACAGCGGCTCGTCGGGCACCTGGATCATCGACATTCCGTCCGGCAACTACGGCCAGCTGGATCTTCGCGACGTGTCGTCCAACGGCAAGATCATCGTGCGGTCGGAGAACCGCAATCTCGGCGCGGTATTCAGCCGCATCCTGCTGCAGCGCGCGGTCAACATCGAGTTCCAGTGCGTGATGGTCGACAGGACTGGCCAGGGCTACGCGCAGAGCGCCGTCGACATGGCCGGCAGCGACAGGTGCGGCTTCCTCTACGGCGAGGCGGACTTCGGCACGCCAACGCCTAATTCGGACGACCCCCGCGGTTGGAACCGCAACGTGTTCTGGGGCTTCAACTGCTGGCGCGACGACGTTGACAACCGCCAGTCGTCGAACGTCACCATCTATATGAATTACATCCACGGCCCCGCGGACACCGGCATCTATCTCGGCGGCGGTTCCGATCAGCGGATCGAGTCGAACGTGTTTGCCGAGATCGGCGGCGACGATATCCAGATGGGGGCCGGGGAGCGCCGCCAGTTCATCAACAACTGGGGCTCGCGCACGAAGTTTCCCTACTACAACCCCAACAGCAACGACTGGAAGCACACCGACTTCATCCAGGGCTACACGCCGCCGGGCGGCACCAAAGCCATGGAGGACCACGAGTTTATCGGGAACGTGATGCTGAAGGGCGAGTGGGATCCGTCCATCGGCATCCCGACACAGGGCTTGTTCACGTCGAAGTCGCGGTCGCGGCGCTGGACGTTCAAGAACAACATCATCGCGACGAACACGCCAAACGCGCTCTATGTGCAGACCAACGATGTGCCCTCCGCCTTTGCCGAAGATCACTACACCGGGAACAACACGGTGCTGCGGAGCATCGACGACTTCAAGTTCTCGAATGGCGGCCTGCACACAGCGCAGGTCACGGTTTGGGCGTCCAACTCGACCCGCACGCGCAACGTCCAGTGTGGCTTCTCCGGCTCTCAGAGCATGGGATCGGACGGGCTGAACATTCCGATGGACGGCAACCCGGTCGATTACACCGCCTCGCGGGATTACTACGTCAACCCGGTGCTTGCCGCGACGTTCTACGAGTACCGGCCGATCGAGGGCCAGCCGACGCACTGGGATTATTCTTCCGGCCCGCGCCAGGGCGCGTGGGAGAAGTTCCGCGACGTGATCCAGAACGGCCCGGGCCTGCAGGGTCCGGCGCTTGCGGCGTGGAAGCAATGGTACGACTGGAAGGATCAGATCCTTCCTGCATAGGGGCATCATGTTCGAAGTCAGCTTGCAGGTATTCGTGACAGTGGCGATTGCCTTCGCCACGATCATCATCATCCCCTGGGTCCGTGCTCAGGAGCGAAAGATCGAGCGCATGTTCTCGTCGCTCTCGACGGCCGAGACCAGCTTGACCCGTCTCATGACCGAGCAGCAGACGCGGAACATCTACTCGTCGGAAGTGCAGTCCTCGATGCTCGCCACGCTCAAGGAGCTCCGCGAGGACTTCCGCAGCATTCGCGAAGAGCTTGCCGATCAGCGCGCCAAGATCGAAAAGATCGAAGGCATCCAGGAAGAAAGGCACCGGCAGATGGATTATCTGGTGAAGCAGGCCAGCGAGAGCCGCCACCTGACGGAAGTCTGATGGCAGAGCCTTTCAGCCAGACCTTCTCGCCACCCGGCCCGGTCGCGCGCGAGTTCATGAAATCGGACGACTTCTTCCGCGGGCTCATGGGTCCGGTCGGCAGCGGCAAGACCGTGTGCTGCTGCGTCGAGCTGTTCCGCCGCGCACTGGAAATGCCGAAGGACAAGACGGGCACGCGCCGGTCGCGGTGGGCGATCGTGCGGAACACCACTCCCCAGCTGAAAACCACGACAGTCAAGACCTGGCTGGAATGGTTCCCCGAGGACGTGTTCGGCAAGGTCAACTGGACGCCGCCGTTCACGCATCACATCCGCCCTCCGGGCAGCGACTTGGACCTGGAAGTGATTTTCCTCGCGCTCGACAACGACAAGGATATTCGCAAGCTGCTCTCGCTCGAGCTTACCGGCGTGTTCATCAACGAGGCGCGCGAGGTTCCCAAGAGCATCATCGACGGCTGCACCCAGCGCGTGAACCGCTTCCCGTCCAGGCGCAGCATGAGCGAGCCCTTCTGGTCGGGCGTGATCGCGGACACCAACGCGCCGCCGGCGGAACACTGGTGGCCGATCATGGCCGGCGACACGCTGCCGCCGGAGTGGATGAGCGTCGACGACACCGAGGAATTGGTGAAGCCCTCGCACTGGTCGTTCTACCGCCAGCCCCCGGCGATGCTCGAGGAAAAGGACCGCGACGGCAAGGTGACCGGCTATGCGCCGAACCCCGACGCCGAAAACGCGCACAACCTGCAGCCGACCTATTACACGAACATGATCGCCGGGAAGCGCCGGGCGTGGGTCAACGTCTATGTGCTGAACCGCTATGACGAATGGTTCGACGGACAGCCGATCTATCCGACGTTTTCCAGCCGCTCACATGTGGCCGACCATCGCCTCGAGCCGATGGAAGGCCACGTCATCTATTGCGGGATCGACTTCGGCCTGACGCCGGCGGTCACCTTCGGCCAGTATGTGCGCGGCAAGGACTATGTGCTGCGCGAGCTCGTCGGCCGGAACATCGGAACGTTTCGGTTCGCGCCGCGGATCAAGGAGTTCATTTCCGAGCACTTCCCCGGCGAATGGGAGTTCCGCTGGTACGGCGACCCCGCGGGCGACCAGCGCGCGCAGACCGACGAGCGGACGCCCTTCGACATTATGCGGGCGCATGGCATCCCGTGCCACCCGGCGGGAACAAACGATCCGCTGGTGCGGCAGGGCGCGGTGGAGATCCGGCTCGATACCATGGTCGACGGCGGCCCAGGCTATGTCATCAGCCCGTGCTGCACGACGCTGATCCGGGGCTTCGAGGGCGGCTACTCCCGCAAGGACGAGACTGGCGCGGCTCGCAAGGACATGTTCAGCCACGTTCACGACGCCGAGCAGTACCGGATGCTCGGGCGCGGCGCGGGCCGGGAGGTTCGCGGCCAGTCCGGGACCGCGCGCAGCGGCAGGGCAAGGTTCAGCATCGACCCTCATGCGCTCTCTACGTCCAGGCCTCGCTTTGCCCCGAAGGGATTGCGCTGATACCTGCATTTGTGCAGTATGCGGCAACCGAACAGGAGGTCTGCGATGTGCACAGGCGGCGGTGGTGGTTCCAGCGAGAAGGTCGAGAAGCTGCAGGAAGAACAGCTTGAGCTTCAGAGGGAGCAGACCGAGCGTTCCATGGAGAACGAGAACCGACAGCGCGCGGCGACTCGTGTCGACCAGCTCCGCAGCCGGGAGTCGAGCGGCGGCGCACGGTCGATCAACTCCCTGGTGACAGCTTCCATGCTTGCGTCCCGGCCCGCGCGCGCCCGGTCGCTGTTCGATAGAAGCGGGGTCTGATGCCTGCCACCAAGCAGCTGTTCGACAGAAGGTTCTCGAAGGCCGAGAAGCGCCGTAAGGTGATCGAGGACCGGCTTGACGAGTGCTACAAGTACGCGCTTCCGGGCCGGGCTCGGTTCAACGAGACGCCGGGCAGCGCGCGCATTGATCAGGATCTCTACGACGAAACGGCCGTCGTGTCCCTCGAGGACTTCGCCAGCGTGATCCACTCCCGGCTTACCCCCGACTTCACGGAATGGGTTTCGCTCTCGGCGGATGCCTCGATCGAGGAAAGCGACCGCTCTGCGGTCAACCGCGATCTCGAGCAGATTACCAAGTACATCTTCCAGGAAATCAACGGATCGAATTTCACGCAGGAGGCTCAGGAGACATATCTTGATCTGGGCTGTTCGGTCGGCGCGATGGTCGTGGAATGGCGCGACGGCGGGCTGCGCCACTCGTCCGTTCCCGCGACGCAGAGCTATTTCGAGCCGGGCGCGTTCGACGATATCGGCGGCATGTTCCGCAAGCGCGACGATGTGCGGCTCGAGCACCTGGAAGCGATGTATCCCGATGCGAAGCTGACTGTCGAAATGGAGCGTCAGATCGCCGCCGAGGCGGACAGGACCGTGACCGTGGTTGACGGCATGTGGCGCACCTACAGCATGAAGGGCTCGCAGGCGCGCCGCGCGGTGATGGTCGATGGCGTCACCGGCGGCGGGCATCTGATCGTGACCGAGGAATTGCAGAACGCCCTGGACTTGCCCTTCACGGCCTTTCGCTTTTCCAAGGCCGCCGGCGAGGTCTATGGCCGCGGCCCGATCATGAAGGTGATGAGCGGCATCAAGACCACCAACCTGGTGATCGAGCTCATGCTTCAGAATGCGGCCATGTCGCTCGCCGGGATGTATCACATCGAGAACGATGGCGAGATCAACATGGACACCCTGACCATCGAGCCGGGTGCGGTCATCCCGCGCGCGCCGGGCTCGCGTGGTCTGGAACCGATCCAGCACTCCGGGCAGCACTTCAACGTGGCCGGGATCGTGCTCGACGACCAGCGGCGCAACATCCGCAACGGCACCTATACCGATGCGCTGGGCGACCCGAACCGCTCACCGATGAAGGCGACCGAGGCGCTGCTTCGCACGCAGGAAATGGCGGCGCGCACTTCGGCCAACATCGGTCGGGTGACCGGCGAGTTCATCCGCCCTTACATTCGGCGCGTGGCATACCTTCTGTCCGAGGCGGGCCGGATCGAGTTGCCGATCCCGCTCGACAACATCCTTATCACGCCGGAAGGGCCGCTCGCCCGCGCGGTGCGCCAGCAGAACATGCAGTCGTTCGTGCAGCTGCACGAGCTTCTGGCCAGCATCATCGGCCCCCAGCTTGCGCTCGGCGCTTATCGCCCGGTCGAGCTCGTCGAGTGGCTGCGTTCTTCGCTGGGCTCTCCGCAGGAGATCATGGCCGATCCCGACGAGCTTCGCGAGCGCATGTCGGCTGCGCTTGGCGCGGCGTCGGAGGCTGCGCAGATGCAGGCGGCAGGAGGCGCGCCGCAATGAACCCGCTCGTGAGCAATCACATGGAGCAGCTGCGCCAGCGGAGCACGCTCGACGGCATTGCACGCAGCCAGGACAGGGAACACGCGCTGAACGCGGTGTTCCGCCAGATCTTTTCCGGCCCGGAAGGCAAGACGGCGTTGGAGTACCTTCGCCGGATCACCATCGAAAGCCGTCTCGGCCCCGACGCTTCGGCCGAGCAGCTGCGGCACATGGAGGGAATGCGCTCTCTCGCCGCGATCATTGAGGCGCGCGCAAATTCGGACCCACAGGACGGGAGCAAGAGCAGATGAGCGACGGAGCGGAAAGTGTGGCGACCTTCGAGAGCGGCCAGCCCGCGGAGGGCGAGGGCCTTCGGGACCGCGGCAAGGAAGAAGGCGTCACGGTAGGCGAGAACACGCCGGACGCGCCGCCGCCGCGCAACCCGGCCCAGGAGAACGTGACGACGCAGGAGAGCGTGACGCACGAGCGCCAGGAAACCTCGCTCACGGACCTGTCGTCGCAGTCTCAGAAGGCCGAGCTGCCCGACTGGGTGCAGGACAAGTTCAAGCGCACCGAGAACCCGATCGAGGAACAGGCTCGCGCCTACGACGCCGCGCAGCGCAAGCTGATGAGCAAGACGGAGGATCTTCGCAAGGAGGTCCGCACCGAGCTCGAGGCCGAGTTCGCGAAGATGGTCGGCGCTCCGGAGGATGCGTCGCAGTATACCTTGCCGGACGGCCTTGCGGCCAACGAGGATCACCTGAACGCCTTTCGCGAGAAGTCCAAAGAGCTCGGCCTGTCTCCGCACCAGTTCGCCGGGATCGCCTCGCTCTACAACGAGATCGCCGGCCAGGGGCATGTCGATATCGACGCCGAGACGCAGAAGCTGGGTCCGAACGCGCAGAAGCGGATCGACTCGCTGTCGGCATGGGGTGCCAAGCACATCCCGGAGCAGTATCACGCGGCGGCAGAGCGGGCGATGCAGACCGCCGAAGGCTTCGAAATGTTCGAGCACATCATGAACACGATGATGAAGTCGGGAATGCTGCCCGACGAGGAAGGCGGCAGCGAGGGCGGGGAAGGCTACTCGACGGACGGGCTTCGCAAGCTGCAGCGCGATCCGCGCTATGCCGACCCCAAGCAGCGCGAGCCGGACTTCGTAAAGAAGGTCGAGGAATATGCTCTCAAGCTGGCAGAGCGCCGCGCGGCGGGCAGCCTGGCCTGACGTTCTCCGCATCCGTCCTGCCCGCATGTCCGATGCGGGCCGGATCGCGGAGAGGATGCGCAGCTGGGACCGATACGAGTGCCTGCTGTTCGGCCACGACCCCGACACCTACCTGCACGGCATGGTCCGCATGGGCGGCACGCTGGTTCTGGTCCTCGATGACGACACGCCGATTGCCATCGGCTCCGTGACGCCTTCGGGGATCGCGCCGGAAATCGGCATCGCTTGGATCCTGGGCACCAACGAAATTTCGTCGAACCCTCGCCAGTTTCTACGCGCCACCCGGCACTGGCTCGACACGTTCACCGCAGGTTACGCGGAGGTCCGCAACGTCATTCCCGCGAAGCGGGTGAACAGCATCCGCTGGTTGCAATCTATGGGGTTTGACTTCGGACCTGCGTTTTTGCATTATAGCAACGAGGTGATGCGGGAGTTCTCGTATCGCCGCGGCACGGCCCGACGAACGCCGGTGGTCCCGCAAGCCTGAGCGCGCGGAACAAACCGACCCGGCCTCCGAGGAACACCCGGCAAGTGTTCAAACTCAATGGAGGTCATCCATGCCTACAAATCTCGCTGACGCATTCGTGGAGATCTACTCCGCGGAAGTGCTCAACACCTACCAGGATCGGGGCTTCGTCCTGCCGTCGTTCACTCGCAGCGCGGCTGTGATGGGCGAGAAGCTGTACTGGCACAAGCTGGACAAGATGGCCAGCGGCGACGTGACCAAGGACGACTTCACGGCGCACACCCTGGCCGCCCAGTCGCACGGCTTCGTGTCGATTGACACGGTGAACCGTGAGGTGCCTTCGGCGCTGCACTCTCTGGAAATGCTCAAGACCAACGTGGATTTCCGGCAGGGCTACATCGCCAACCAGCTGGCGCTTCTCGGCCGCTTCGCTGACCAGCAGATCGTCACCGAGTTCGACGCCAACAAGAACGCGACGGTTCTTGGCCCCGGCTCGGGCACCGGCCTGTCGATCGCGCACATCCACCAGCTGCGCGAGAGCTTCGACGAGGCTTACATCCCGAACGACGGGCAGCGGTACGTCATCGTTCCGCCGAAGGTGTGGAGCCAGCTTCTGCAGATCGAAGAGTTCGTGAATGCGGATTATGTCGGCCAGGACATGCTGCCCTACGCCGGCATGGGCCTGCAGGCGAAGCAGTTCCAGACGTTCAACTGGGTGCAGTACAAGGACGTGCCGAAAGCCGGCACCGTCTCGAGCTGCATGGCCTGGCACCGCGAGTGCATGGGCCACGGCGTCACCAAGGAGCCCGAAACCACGATCACCTACGAGAACATTTACTCGGCTTGGGTGATCGTCACGCGAATGTCCATGAACGGCAAGGTGATCGACGACACCGGCGTTTATGCGTTCGACGTGGACGAGGATCAGGCGGTCGCGGCCTGAGCCTGAGCCTTCGGCTCCATGACAAAGCCGGGAGCGGTTCGCTGCTCCCGGCATTTTGCTGAACGGAGATCGTGATGGCTGAGTTCGAGATTGGCGAAACCTACCCGAGCATGTCGGGGCATTACTTCACCCTCATCGCCCTCGACCACTCCGGTTCCGGCTTCTACGCACATCTTGAGGGCGACCCTGACCGGGTGCTTCGCTTCACCGCTGACGGCAGGGCTCACGGCCGGCCGAATATGGACCTGATCTCGAACGACTGGTTGCCGATCTCGGCCCCGGTGATCGCCTCCGCGATCCGCGCGGCTGCACTTGACCGCAGCAGCCCCGACCTTCCGCGCGAGAAGTTCCGCAGCTTCCTTGCAGGCGGCATCGCGGAATGGCTCAGGCAGAGGGGTCAGAAGCCATGATCGCCTCGGACACCGACGACAAGCTGGGTGTGGCGAATGCGGTGCTCGCGGCCATCGGGGAGAAGATCGGCAGCGACTTCGACTCTGACCTGGACCGCTTCACCGCCCTGCGGCAGTTCTACGAGACGGTCGTTCGTTCCGCGCTGGCGCAAGCGCCGTGGCGCTTTGCGGTCCGCGAGACCGGGTTGGTGGAAAACTTCCTCGCGGCATCCGCCGATCCGAAGTGGTCGTCGGGCTGGACTTCTCCGAATGATCTTCTGCGTCCGCTCGGGCTGCGCATCAACGGCTCGCCTGCCGAATACGAGTTCTATGTCTCGGACGGCGACGTGAAGCCCTATTTCTTCTGCCGCGCCGATCCCGACAAGGACACGGTGACGCTGCGCTACATCCACCGCGCCGACGAGCAGTACTGGGCGGCCGAGTTTACCGATTACGTTGTCGCCCGCCTGGCTGCGATCATGTGCAGGGGCTTTCTGAACAACGCATCCGAGGCGCGCGAATGGCAGCGGGCCTCGATGACCCGTTTCCGCATTGCTGCAAATCTTCATGCGCAGAGCCACACCGCCCGGCGCATCGACACGTCGCGCTTTCTGCGCAGGCGTCGCATGGGAGGGCTCTACTGATGGCGACCGTCAATAAACTGCAGACCAGCTTTTCTTCGGGCATGATTTCCGAGGTTCTGGCGAACCGCATCGACACCGGCATTTACCAGCACGCGGCGGCCGATCTGAAAAACATGATCGTGCTGCCGCAGGGCGGCGTGACGCGCAGGCCCGGCACCTTCAAGGTGGTCGAGGTTGGCGAGGACTGCCGCATTCACGGGGTTTCGTTCGGCAGGGGCTCGACTCTCGACCCCGAGGCGTTCCTTCTGGCCTTCGTCGACTCCCGCCTGATCATCTACAAGAACAACGGCCAGGAGCTCGAGACCTATACCGGCCAGCCCTGGGACCAGTTCTCGATGTGGCTTCTCAACGTCAAGCAGCACGGCAACAAGATCTACATCGTCGACCAGATGATGCGCTGGAAGGTGCTCACCTATGTCGATGTGAATACGTTCGACTACCGCGAGCAGGACTTCAACGGCGAGAACAAGGGCTTCAGCCGGCCCTATGTGAAGCTGGCCCCGAGCGATATGTCTATCACACCGTCCGGCACGAGCGGCCAGGTCACGCTGACCACGGATGGCCCATGGTGGATTTCCGGCACTCCGGGCCACACGAACCAGGAAATTCGTATCGGTGATACGGTCGCGACGATTGACAGCGTGGACTCTGCAACCGAGGTCACCGCGACGCTGGAAGGCGATCTCGTCAAGGTCTGCGACCCGTTCCCGTTCTCGGTCCGCTCGGGCTCTGATCGTGTCGTGCTCACCCTGTTCCGGCACGGCTTCGATGTTGGCGACAGCTTCACTATCGCCAATTCCGGCGGCGACGTGGGCGGCCAGCCGGTCCAGCTCCATCTCCCGGGTGGGGGCGGCGTCCACCTGCGGCCGGC